ATACGTTTGTGAGCTCCTCACTTCGCCGGAAGGCCTCAAAAGCTCACCGGACACGTTGCATTTGTAAAAGACGCTGCCAAAAAAGGCGACCGCGTTCTCAACGATCTCCGGTGTTTTGTTCATCACCATAAACCGACCCCCGGTCATAAGCTCAAGTACATCCCCGGAAATCAGATCGGTGTCATATGACACCATTGCTTCTAAAAAAAACTCACGAATAAACGGCTTTGTAACCTGCGCGTTTGATTCAATATCAACATACTCACCACTGAGATTCCCCGTAGATCGAAAAATTGTAATCGACCCGCCGACATCCTCTAATGCCTCTTTTATATCTTCGCCTATGCTCATGAGGTTTCATCTGGAGAACTAATAACTTCCTGATCTACGTCATAAGTTATGTCCCTGCCAAGCGAATCAGTAGCAAATCCGGCGTCGATCTTCGTGCCGAACATATGGAACGGATTAACTCCGGCAAACTCATCCGGGCGTTCCTCTTGAATCTCTTTAAACGCCGCATCCATAAATTTGATGAGCTTCAGATAATTATCAAACCGATCTTTAAGCGATATTTGCTTGATCTTGAACTTATGTGCCGACTGAGAAGCCAGATAAAAAAACAAATACCGCTTCGCCCGCTCCTTCTGCCACAGGGTTTTGAACCCCTCCGCCACAGGGTAGGCCCACCCGGTATCTCGAGAGGCATCATCACAAGCATTCTCATAATCCGTAGGATTGGTGAGAGCTGCTATCGATACCTCCTCAACAAGTTGGGCTATCAGTTCGGCTCGCGTCACTTATTTTTTTCCCTTTGCGCCCGCGTTGTGAGATTTAATCTCTTCAGCATGAATCACTTTGATCGTTTTGAGTTCGTCCGTAGCGGACGCCAGTTCGTCTTCAAGGACTTTGATTTTTTCTCCATACTTCTCCAAATCCCTATTCAACGTTTCAATAATATCGGCCTGTTCTTTTTCCCTTTCGGCAGCCTCAAAAACTTTTGCCGCCTCTGCTTTTGCCAATTCCAGGGCTTCGTTCTTTTCAATCTGGAGGGCATTCATCTTTTCGTCCTCTGCCGCCGCATCCATCGATGTCATAACGATTTCAATCGCATTAGATCTGCCCTTCAAAAAAGCATTCACTTCGTTCCCAATATCAGGTGGGAAGGGACTTTCTCTGCGATCAAAAACAGTCCCTTCCCCCCAGACGGTATCCCTTGCCTTAAGCGTTTGTGTAAGCTTAACAACTTGCACGTCTTTTAATGTTAATTCGACTTTAGCCATATCGATTGCTCTCCTTATCATCCTTTGATGGGTTCAATGTCGACAACCAAAATCACGTTTGAAATCTCCGTGGTCGGTGAAGCGGTTCGAGCCACATCCAGGTCGTAAGTAAAGATGTCGCCGCTGGTGAATTCGTTGTTATCCGTATCCATCACCGCTTGGGTAACCCCGGTATCGCCCGTTACTTTGGTCGTTTTTTGCTGGCTCGCCTCACCGCTGACATGGGAAATCGCGGGCTGGGTAGATAAGCAAGATGTCCCGTTGATGTAAACCTCACCGGAAATATGCAACCCATTAGTATCGTCCTTGCCACTCGCTCCCACGGTCAACCACACATTTGTGACTTTGCCACCGAAACGGGCAGCGCCCAGTGGTGCCGACTTCACACCCAGGGTCGTTTCACCCGACAAAGTGACTTGCATAGAAAGAAAGCCATGCGCAGACAACAGCTTCATAAACGCTACGGAAGGGAAAGGTACGCCTCCTAATTCCTTCATGGTAGTAACCTCCTTCCGTTTAGGCGACCGTTAACACATATACCGAATCCCGCTGGTACAGAATCGGGATTCCCTTATCCTGGACACGGATGTAGATTCCTTCCGGATCCCATTCTTCGTGCCTGTCGGTCTTCATCCCGTAATGGCGATCAAGAGCAAAAGGTGCCTGTTTGTACTCGGCTACCTTCTGGTTATCCACAGTCGGGGCCAGCATACAGAACTTTGTGCTGGGAATGAAGTTGCTGGTCTGGGAAACGTAATCCTCAGCAGCCTTGAAACTGGCCGTCGGAGCCGTCGAAACCGTTACAGTACCGGCCTCAATGTCAATGCTGGAAATCGTTTCATCTTCCCAGGTTCCTGCGGAAACATCGTGGAATCGCAGCGTTTCGCCGACTGCAAAATCACTCGGGTCTTCGACGGAGATCGCTACGGTAGAAGCCCCCGTAACAGCCGCCGTGATGAGCGACCGCACTTCATACTTCTCATCGTAGATGAGCAGATTTTCGATATCCAGCAAGTTACCCAGCACCTTCGGATTCACACCAACGATGGAGTTCTTCTGTCCGGTGAACAGGTCGCCGGTACCGAAAGCACTCTTCTGAAGCAGGGTCAGCAGGTCCGGGTCCCGGGCGATGTACTTCAACACCGTCGAGTTGCACATGGCCAACTGCACCTTGCCGCCGCAGTCATCAGTGATCTGTTTCTTTCCGTCAATGATATCGCCGATGATGTCCCGTTTCGTACCGTCGCTCCACTTGTAATCCGCACCTAATGTAACCAGGTGATCGGACGCCAAATCGTAATCGACGGAAATCTTAACCCCCGTCCGCTGGCTGTAATCGAAAGAACCGACGAAAAGCATCTTCGCAAACATCCACTCTTTTCTCCGGTGTGATCGATTTACCAACCCCGCGAGTTCCCTGGCCAGTCGTTGCTGGGCGGAAAGATAAGACGCCTCCGTGCCTTCCTTCCTCAAGTTGTTGAGGAATTCTTCATCGAAGTACATCTTCTCCTTCCAGTACGCAGCTTCCGCACTGTGTTTCGCAACGCCGAACGGGGATGTCTGCGGAGCAGGTGCTCCCGGCGGAACAAAGGGAGTCATGCCCCTGCCGCCTCTTTGACTTTCCCACTCAATCGTGCTCGAGGGTGAAGTCGTGGCAGGAAAAAGGTTCATAAGAACAAGCTCCGGAGGAGCCTGAAACGTCGTAACAAATTTTTGGAGTACCGAAAGTCTCAAATCCGGTATATCTCCTAATCCTCGTGGCATAAGATTTCACCTCCTTCCTTATGCAATATCGGTATATTTGCCCCACGATCCTGCCGACAAATCTACAATCGCAGCGGCGTCAAAGTTGGTCAGCATGCCGGTAATTAGCACACAGTTACCCCTGATAAGGGTCGCCAACGCCCCCTTCGCCTTCACGCCCGTACCGCAGTCCACAGACTTTTCAAGAATCCCGACACACGTGTCGGCACCCTGAACCGCAAGATATGCGAACCGAGCCGTGGTAAAGCTATCGGCACCCGTTACGGTCGTAACCGTGATCACGGCCATGTGGGTGTACGTGGTCACATCAATTGCCGTGATCGCACCCAGTTGTTCGAGGGTGGTCGTGTCGTCGTTGATGTACACATCATCGCCAACGGCAAACTTGTACGCATCAGCCAAAGGCACGTACAGGTCGGACGCTCCGATCCCTGAATCCTGAACCAGATACGCTCTCACGGGAGCAACTTCAGCACCCGTTACGCTCGTCGGATCATACGGAATCAGCTTACCGACACTTCCGCCTGCCGAGCCGTTCTTCGCCATGGCCGTTCCCATTTTGAGCGTACCGAAACCGGCCATGATCGAAACCGGAACTTTCCGGGCAGCCAAATGCTCGGAATAGTAAAGACTGCGGTAGTCTTCCTGGCCTCCAAAAACTAAGCTTGGTGTATCTCTTCCCACCATAAACGTTCACCTCCCTTCTCTATTCTGTTTTTTGCTCCTGGCCAGCTATGGCCAAAAGACTGTTCGCCCGCCCCTTATTTTCCTCAGCGAGCTTTTTTTCATTGGTGGCGTTTTCGTCAAACTGCCGTGATCCGGCCCCGGTTCCGCCTGCGATCTCGTCGCTTTCATCGGTCTGCCATTCCTGAATCTCAGCATCCACAGCCGCCGCAAATTTCTCCCTGTCGAGCTGACCGTCTTCCGTGAGATGGTCCTTAAACCGAACGTGGTTCTTGATCTTGGCAAAGCGTTTTTCCGGCAGGTCGCTCACCGCCAGCTTCACATTCCAGATGTTGTCCGCGGCATCCTTCAGGAACTGTTGATCCCGAATCGCGTCTTTCTTCTCCAGGGCATCAACACGACCCGCAAAACCGGTGTTCTCTTTCGTCAGGGTTGTAATCTGGCCCTCCAG